CCCATGTTCCTCTTCGCATCGCTCCTGCCAAGTCTTCACCACTGGCAATTCAGATACGCCTGGCACGTTATCTTGCGGGACAGGATGGCTGTAAAATTTCGTTATTTTGCAATTTGCGTCTGGTTGGCTATATGCGATAGGCAAATGCTCAACCATGCACATTGCGCCATCTGGGAATTCGACCTTATATGCAGATGGCTTCTCGGTGCTATCTTGAGCTTTCATCCGGCCCATTTCTTCCGCAGCATCCTGCATTGCGCAGAAAGCTTCCAAAGATTGTTCAGGATCACCTTTGAAGAAGTCCCAGTATTCCACTTTCGCAAACTCGCGGATCAGTGCGATTGCTTCGGCTGCTTTATCGCTGTATTTGTCGAAGCTCATTTCGCCTCCTGAGTCAAACGCTTACGAGCGCGGTAAATGGTCGATGGACTTACCTTGTGCTTCTTTGCGAGTTCAGCATCGCTAGGTTTAGCATCAGCCGGAGCTTTACTGTATTCGCGCATTGCTGCCTGAACTGCTGCGGTCGGATTGGATGGCATATTTTTCCTTTAAGGGCCGAAGCCCATGTGTTAATCAGAGCCGGAGCCGTCGCCGGAGCCGTCGCCGTAGCCGGAGCCGGAGCCGTCGCCGGAGCCGTAGCCGGAGCCGTAGCCGTAGCCGGAGCCGGAGCCGTAGCCGTAGCCGGAGCCGGAGCCGGAGCCGGAGCCGTAGCCGTAGCCGGAGCCGTCGCCGTCGCCGGAGCCGTCGCCGTAGCCGTCGCCGTAGCCGGAGCCGTCGCCGGAGCCGTCGCCGGAACGCCAGGTCTTATTGGTAGCCATGAATGCTGTCCTTTGCAGCGTCAGTCGTAGGGATCAACTCGCAAACGCCAGTCAGATAAATTTCAGGATTCACTACATCAACCTTGCCGCTATCTTTTTTCAGACCATGCTGGGCAACACCGGAAAGTGCAATTCCTTCCTTAGCTTTCCAGCTCCACAGGCGACGCGAGTTTTTCAGCGTTACATTTTCACCATCCATGCTTACAACTTCGCCTGCGTGAACGCCTGCCGAGTAACAGCGCGCAATAACGTACTTCCCGATGAAAGGATGTTGTTTCGGTTGAGCTTGAGTACCACCAATGAATGCTGTGATTTCACGGATTTGGCCGATGGTCAGATCGTTGATGTTCAATTTCTTCTCCTTTGGATATGGCTTAGCGAAGTGCTTTGCCTTGATGGGAATCATATCATATGCAATTGCGTTTGCAAGTACTATTTGCAATAAAAAAGCCATCCGAAGATGGCTTGTGGTTATTTCGGCCAAGCTGTTTTCTTCAACTCGGCCCTCTGCTCTGCAAGTTCCCGAATCGTTACTGAACATTGCTCGATGTGGTCAATGACAATTCTCGCATCCTTCAGCAATCCGCTGATGTCTTCTGGCTGACCATCAGCAGGCTGCATCCAACGCAGAACTTGAGAGCCGAATGCAGAGAGCTGGCCCGTGAGGATTTGCAGGCGCTTGAGTTCGTCTTCATGAGCCGCTCGCACGGAGCTATACGCTCCCCTGGCGATCAGCAAATCTTGCGGAATAGATGAGATATCCATTATTCTGCCTTTCCTCCAAGCATTTGCATCTGTTCAGCGATGATATCAGTCGCGTATTTCTCTACGCCGTCTTTATCAGTGTATTTGCGGGTCTGAAGGCGCCCTTCGATGTAAACGGAAGAACCTTTCTTCAGGTACTGTCCGACGATTTCAGCCAACTTGCCAAAGAAGCTAATGCGATGCCATTCGGTCTGCTCTTTCTGCTCGCCAATGTTGCGGTCTTTGCTCTTGTAGGAGGTAGCTACCGCGATGTTTGCGATAGGATCGCCACCAGCTGTATAACGCAGCTCCGGATCTCGGCCCAGGTTGCCGACGATGATCACTTTATTGACGCTTGCCATGATTAATTTGCTTTCTTGAGTTCAGTCATGCGGGAGTTGAAATGGCCGGTATAGAGCCGCTTCTGATCGTTTGGCAAGGAATTCATAACCTTAGTTAGTGCAGGAACATCTTCGGCCGCATTGAACTGGTCAACGATCTTCGAATCTGGTTCCAACTGAGTGCCAGACGATTGCGTTGTGCTTTGTTTTCCAGACGGCTTATTTTGCGATGCCGCGTTGCCATCGTCGTCTTCTGGCGCAATCCCGCATGCAGCCATCAGTCCATATCGACGGCAATAGGTGATGGCAGATCCATATCCTTGAGCATCATTCTTGGTAGCTGGCACATGGAGCGTGCCACCGTCAATTTCTTCTCCAGAATCGTGCAGAAAAACTGTGTGAATGGTAACTCCAGAGTTATCCAGCAATGGACGCTGCATAACTGCCAGGCCATTTTTATTCAAAGCGTCTAGCACGGCCTCAATACATGCAGCCAGATCGGCATAGAGACTTTTAAAATGAGCGTTTGTAGAGCTTTTCAGGGCAGGAGAGAACTCCTTTTGGGCGGCGATGAAGGCCGCGTAGGCTTTTTGCTTCGACATGACGTTTCCTTTAGTGTTGTGCGGTCCTCAAAACTGGACCGTTCCTTCGGCTAACTGCTTTTCGTACTCTTTCTGCTGTTCTTCAGTCAACTCTGGTCGCCAGATGTTCTTTGGCATGGGGAATAAGCGCTCAAGATACTCGTTGTGAAGCTGGCGCTTACGGGCTTCATCGAGCGGCATAATCTGGATCATCCATTGCCCTCCTTCATCTTGTTACATACTTGATCAGCAAGATCCTGATATGCGTAACGTGTTGCAAGCTCGAGGACTTTAAGCCAGGTTTCTTTGCTCACGATCACATTGTTGTCGATGTCTTTCTTTACTTGTTGTAGTTCATTGAGTGTCACATTCTTCTCCTTTAATTTGAAGACAGGGCAAGACAAGAGAGGTTGATATCCCTCTCTTCAGCCATGTAGGACTAAGACTACTTGCCTACACTACTGCTGCCATAAGCTAACGTTTCTTCTTCCAGGCGCCTTATCGCGGCCAACGTACCATCAACCCATTTGCCTGTTCGTGCGAGTCACCGTTAAATGCCCGCTGCGCCGTCTTGCCAGTAAGCGCACCGTCTTTTCTTCCGCGCTGGCAACGACTGGGCCACTTGATGACGCTCGGAGTGCGATCCATGTGACGGCCAGAAAGCAAAAAAGGTCTTAGTTCTCTCAGCTTTCCTAGTGACGGCTAGTTGGGATTGAACCCTAGAAAGGAGAGAACTAAGACCTCTAGTCCTGCTGCATTCATCTACGCCGTCACATAGATGGGACAATTATTGCATGCTAAAAAGCTTCGCTGCAAGCACTTTGTTGCTCAAAACAGTCTTCCGATACTGTTAAACAATCCAAGGTTGTTCTGATGATTCACTTGGGCATTGTTCTGAAGCATTTGCATCTGAAGACTAGACTGTGCGTAATACTGGGCCAAGTAAGCTTGATCTAGCCCCTGCAATGCGGTCACAGGGGCTTCTTCTTTTTTGGAAGGCCATCCTTCTCGATCTTATCGCTGATCGCTTCCTCTAACCAGTTGATAGCATGGCGAGCATCATCATATTTATCAGGAATGATGCGGCGCAGTTGGTCAACAAGAGCAGTCTTGCTCGTGTAATAGACAATCTCGTCCACGACGACTTCGATCCGTTGAGATCCAGGGCGCGTCATTGCAGAATATGCTTTGTTGATAGCTAACTTGATCACGCCATACACGCTACCGATAATAATTACCTTGTAGGCCCAGAAGCCCACAGCAACCCATAATGCGAGCTGCGGAAGGCTATTCACGACTGCGACCAATTCTTTCAGTTCATCTACCATTTCACTCTCCATAAAGTAGGCGTTGAGCCTCGATAAAAATTTCATGCGAGTTCGGATCGAACCGCAGGTTGGTCAGCGAGAACGCCAACTGCGCTTCAGGCCCAAACTGCTCTTGATACTCGTTCCATGCGAACCAGCGTGCCAAGACTACGGCTTCATACCAAGCCGCCTCAGCCTCTTCCTGCACGCGATCCTGGCGTTCTTGAATCACGCCCATGCCATCACCGCGTAGCCAGCCGCAGAACCTGCAACGATCAGGATAAACAGCCATGAACCTGGATTCAGATGGTGGCGCTTTGTAGGAATACGGCGGTTCATGCTGCATTCTCCAGGCGTCTGGATGCATGCTGCCTACGTACATTTTCAGAGTTTGTCACAGGCTCCAAATGCGCCGGATTCACGCAGGTTTTATTGCGGCAAAGGTGATCCAGATGAAGTCCATCGGGGATAGATAGGCCATGAGCAAGATAGATGGCACGATGAGCCAAGTGCTTTACACCACGTACCTGAATTTCACCATAGCCTTTTTTGTTCAGTCTGCCAGGCCAATTCCAGCACTCACCCACTGATTTTTTAACAACAGACTTCATCATGCTTTCAAGCGAAGAAAGCAACCGGACATTGTGACCTGATACGAATTTATGCGGCTCACCCTTCACATGTCCTTTGGCTGCATTGGTGCGCATGATTTTTGGTGCTTGCTGGCCGCAACCACAGCCGCATGGTCTGTGTTCGCGAATCTCATTCAGAGTTGTTTTCATCTTCTTCTCCAATAGTTGCAACGCTGGATGCGCTGCTGATGGATGAATCATAGCCCTACCGAAAATCGCTGTCAACAGAAATATCGCTATGCCGATAAAAATATATTGCGCAAGTGTTTGTGATGGAGTATAGTTCAATCATCCAAACGAAAGGAATTCAGATGACACAAGAAACCATGCTGGAGTATGTGAAGCGAAAGCTGAATGATGGCGCCTATAAGCAAAGCGTGATAGCAGCTCGAGCGAAGCTTCGGCCAAATACGCTACTGGATATAGCTAGCGGGAAGGTGGCAGATCCGACCGCTTCCACGGTTCAGAAGCTCTATGATGTGTTCAAGTCATTGGCAGATTGACCATGGCGCCGGATAGCGAATTCAATATCTTCCGAGCGCTCGATTTTATCCGAGACAATGCGCCACTATACGCAAAGGCTAAGAGTGAGCGAATCTTCCTGGAAGAGTTCAGGAAGTCAAAGAAGGCTTTGATGATGCGTGAAGCCGAATTGACTGGGCATAAAACTGTGGCAGTTCAGGAACGCGAAGCCTATGCGCATCCCGAATATATTCAGGTCTTG